AAGATACTTCTGAATCGTTTGGCTTGCCAGCGACAGCAGACTTCATGTTTGCTTTGATTGCCAATGAACAGTTGGATGCTCTGAATCAGATCATGGTCAAACAGTTAAAGAATCGCTATAATGATCCTTCACACTATAAAAGATTTGTTGTAGGTATTGACAGAGCGAAGATGAGACTGTATGATGCAGAAGTGTCAGCACAATCAGGTCTATCAGATTCAGGTCAAGCAGATGAAGACACTGGTCCGATTAATACTTTTGGTAACAGAGAACGAAAGTTTAGCAAGAACTTTGAGGGCATCAAAGTCTGAAAGCATAAATACTCCAATTCAAAGGAGTTTGTATGGCAGGCGAATCTTCGGAAAGACAAGAAACTGGTGTTGTGACTAAAATAAATTCAGCCTTTAAATCTAACCAGAAAAATCCAATAACTCTAGTAGCAGGTAAAACTGTAATAGAAGGAGTTGTTGGAGCAGAAAAGTTTAAAGGTCGACAGATGGGTGGTTCGGAGCCTTACACGGATGTGGTTATTTTTGTTATGAAAAAAGGTAAAAAACAATCTATCAACTGTTCGCTGAAAGGTGAATCAGCACCTTCTTTAGCAGGTGGTGGATTGCGTGGTCTTGAACTTGCTGTTCCTGGCATCGCTAAAAAATTCATGCAAGCTGCATTTCACGAATTAAAGAATAATAAAAAATTGAAGGCTGGTGATAAAGTACCTGATGTGTTTGGTAAGATATCAAAAAAAGACAAGATTAAAATTGTTGTAGGTAACGAAGCGATGGGTGGTCCGATTGATTATATGTACATAGGACCGATGAGTGTTGTTGGTACATACGACAAAAAAAAGAATGTTTTGAAATTGAACGGTGCATTAACAGAAGCTGAAGAGTATGCCAACACTCACGATTTATATTTCAGATTGAGAGCAAGAAGAGAAGATCAAAGATTTGATCCTGAATCAAAAGATGCAGACGGTTCACCAAAGATTTATGGTAAGTCACCTTCAAAAGGTGATAGCGCAGGTCGTATTGTAGTTACAGATAAAGTTCCATCAACAGGCGTAATTGTTAATCTATGAAATTCTTAGAATACTTAACAGAGAACACCGAAGGTAAGAATCTTCATCTTGAGCATATCGAAGATGAGGTTCTTAACAATGGTGTTTCAGGTACTCGCGCAGCAATTAATTTTCTTCAATCTCTCCGTGATATGCTTGCTGGTCATTCAGAGACTAAAGTTAATGTCACAACGAAATGGGATGGTGCACCTGCTGTATTCTGTGGCATGAATCCTGAGAACGGTAAATTCTTCGTCGCTACAAAAGGTATCTTCAACAAGAATGCAAAATTGAATTATACTGATGCAGATATCGATGCGAATCATCCATCAGAAGGGCTGAATGCAAAACTAAAAGTTGCTCTTCGCTATCTGCCTAAGTTAGGCATCACAGGCATTCTTCAAGGCGACATGATGTTTACTAAAGGCGACTTGAACACTCAGACGATTGACGGTGAAGAGTACATTACTTTTCAGCCAAACACTATCGTATATGCGGTACCAGCAGATTCTAAGTTAGCACAGAGTATGAAAGCAGCACAGATGGGTATCGTGTTTCATACTTCATACACAGGCAAAACTATCGAAGACTTGAAAGCATCATTCAACATCGATATCAATAATCTTACTTTCACAAAAGATGTTTGGTTCCGTGATGCATACTTCGTTGACGCATCAGGCACAGCAACATTTACTGAAGAAGAAACGAAACAGATTACACGAACTCTTTCGAATGTAGGCTCGTTGTTTAAATCTGCAAACCCTATGGTGATGAACAAAATTTCAGCAAGCGAAACTATTCTTGTTCATATCAAAACTTTTAACAATACGAAAGTCCGTGAAGGGCAAGCAATCAAAAATACAGCAGCACATACCCGTGAGTTAATCAATTGGGTCGAAGCAAAGTTGAACAAAGAAATTCTCGCTGTAAAGATGGAAAACACCAAGAAGAAAAAGCAGTTAGAGAAGACAGAGATAATGCGTTTCTATCGTAACAATGCAGCAGAACTGAAAAAGATTTTTGATATTCAGAACGGTTTAGTTGAAGCCAAGAACATGATTATCAAAAAGCTGCAACAGATGCGACAAGTGACTAGCACATTCTTAAAGACAGATGATGGTTTCAAAGTAACAAATCCTGAAGGTTTTGTTGCTGTGGATAAATTAAAAGGTAATGCAGTAAAATTAATCGACAGGCTAGAATTCGCACACGCAAACTTTACAGCCGCTAAAAATTGGAGCAAGTGATGGAGCATTTTAAAAATATCAGACAATGGGCGCAAGATAGAAACCTCATCGAAGGTAGCACACCAAAAGCGCAGATGGTAAAATTGATGGAAGAAATTGGTGAACTTGCTAGTGCTATCTCAAAAGATAATTTTGAAGAGATTATAGATAGTATTGGTGACGCTGCTGTTGTATTGACAGTCATCGCTGAACAGTATGGATTGAAAATCGAATACTGTATTGGTTCTGCCTATGAGTCAATCAAAGACCGTAAAGGTAAAATGGTCGATGGAGTTTTCATTAAAGAAAGCACTTAATGGCTTACGATCTAAATAAGATACTTGCTGAATATGGAGAAGATGATTTTGGATTCTCTGCTGTTTCAGAAGAAGAGTATAACAAAGTAATCAACGAAACTGCTGATACAGCAGAGGCTTATAAAGATAGGCTCAAAGAAGTTGAGAAGCTAGTCATACCATTCTTTACAAAGTTGCTGAAGACAGCAGACAAAGAATACATTTATTGGCCTAATCGTAAACCAATGATCGAAGCACAGATTCAGAAAATCTTAACCTTAACAAGGGATTGATATGCCAAAGAATATTAAGCCTGACATTCTACCTAAATCGGGTGCAGGACAAGATGGAACAGATACATTACTGAATTCGTATAAGAAAGATACGCCTGGTTATGAGCAGCAAGTAAAAAAGAAACCAGTATCTTTTAAAGGATATATTCAAAAGAAGCAATAAATTACTGGAGTCGTTATGATAGGAAGTAAAGACATTGTGGTTGGTTGTATTACTGGTTATGATTTTGATAAGATTAAGCCTTGGGTTAACTCTCTAGATCGGTGTGGTTTCACTGGCACCAAGGCAATGATCTGTTATAATGTAGGTTATGATACCCTTGAAGAGTTAGTCAAACGAAACTACACGATTCTTGCATTCAAAAAGAATGATGAGAAAGGCTGTGTAGAGTACAAAGATAATTTTTCGATTGTCGTTGAAAGATTTCTACATCTTTGGTACCTTCTCAAACCCTTTGCAGGTCAATATCGCTACATCGTTACTACTGATGTAAAGGATGTTGTATTTCAAACAAATCCAATCACTTGGTTGGAAACGCACATGGGTTACAAACAAATCAATGTAGCGTCAGAATCTATTCGTTACGAAGATGAAGATTGGGGTAGTAACAATCTAATCAAATCATTTGGTCCTTTGATTCACGACCACAACAAACAAAACACAATCTGTAATGCAGGTACAATATCAGGCAGATTTGATACGATGCTCGACTTGTTTTTGAACATCTATATGCTCTGCAACGGTACTTCACACTACATCGAAGGCGGTGGTGGTCCAGACCAAGCAGCATTGAATGTTTTGTTGAACATGAAACCATACAAAGAGATTACTAACTTTGCAATGTCCGAAGATGGGTATGCTGCACAGTTAGGTACAACTGGTCCTCAGATTGCAGGTAAATATGGTAGCAGACTACTTGAAAAGTCTCCAATTTTAATAGATAATACTGTCTGCACATCAAAAGGCATTCCGTTTGCAATGGTACATCAGTATGATAGAGTACCTGAATGGAAAAACATTATAGAGAAAAAATATGAGTGATTTTATTATTGATACAACTAACGGAATGATGCGTCAAGAAAACGCTTGTCGTGATCCATACGATCATCTAGGACCAATTGAATGGGTTGACAAACAACTTGAATTTGCAGAACGCGAAAACTTTATTTCAGGCATCGGTTTGATTCCTGCTATCAAACAACTACAAGGCGATTTGGTTGGTTGTGAGATTGGTGTCTGCCATGGCTTCACTACTGAAGCGTTTGCGAAAAACATCCCTAACATCACTAAACTTTATGCGATTGATAACTATCCCACTTATGTCGATTGGGATGGCACACGAATCACTACAGAACGCCAAGCAGAAATTAAGCGTAGATGTTATGAGCGTATTTCTAAATTTCCTTGCATCGAAATCTCATACGATTCAAGCGATGAGTTTCATAGCAAACTAGAAGATAACTCGCTAGACTTTATCTTCGTTGATGGCGATCATAGCTATGAAGCAGCATACAGAGATTTTGTAAACTATCTACCTAAAGTTAAAAGTGGTGGTGTGTTTGCAGGACATGATATCTACTTGTCTTCTGTACAGAATGCAATCAGAGATGCGCTTGGTGAAAAGGCGCGAGAAGTTCGAACCGTTGAAAACAATGCTTGGTACATCATCAAATGAAACATAAAAAAATTATCGTATGGGGTGCCAAAGCCGACACCGGACATACTCACGCATTCGTACATCATGCAATCGTTAGAGCAGCAGAATATCTTTCACTGCCAGTTTACTGGTTAGATAATCGTGATAATCTAGACGAATCTTTTTTTGATGATTCACTAATCATTTCAGAGCAGTGGCTTGTATTTCAGAACGGTTTCAGCAACAAACTTCCTCTTCGACCAACTTCAACATACATCATCAACTATCTTGGTAACAAGGGTCGTATCGAAGGCAATCCGGGTGCAGAAATGTATCTTGGAAAAGTTAAGAAGCTAATCGACTTTCGTTTTGCTTGTAATTGGGGCATCGATGGTGTTGCAGACAAGAACTGGTCATATTCGTTTGATAAAGAATTGTACATCCCAATCAATGACGGTACTTCATACTATGACTTTGGTAGTACCTATGATCGTTTCTATTCTATTTGGGCTACTGACTTACTACCAAACGAAATAGACTTTGATACTCGGCATACCGCATTCAAAGAACCTAAGTACGCATTCTTTGGTGGTACAATTCGTGAAGACAATAGAGATGTTTTCATCCCATTTATTAATTCTTGTGAGAAAGAGAAGATTCCTTTTGTCTATAATTCTCCGTGGGAGAATCCTCTGACGATTGAACAGATACGCAAAGCAGTAATCGAATCGTATTTGCCTTTAGATGTACGCCCACAGAATCATTTGAAGTATGGATACATTTCATGCCGTTCTATCAAGAATGTTAGCTACGGTGCTTTAGGTATGACTAATTCAAAAGCAACATATGACTTTTTCGATCAAGAGATTGCATACGCAGAGAATCCGGGTGACTTGTTCTATGTCGCTAAAGAGATGCAAGAGAATCCAAAGACAAAAGACTTGATTCTGAATCAGATGAAGAAAGTAAAAGAGAAACATACATATGTTAATAGAGTGAAAGATATGATTGCAGCGAGTGAACTATGAAAAAAATTGCATTTATTACTGGCATCACCGGCATGGTAGGTTCTCATCTTGCCGACTACTTAATCGCTAACACAGATTGGAATGTTGTTGGACTCATTCGTTGGCGCAGCCCACTAGACAATATCAGAAATCTGATTGACCATGTAAACAACAAAGACAGAGTTCGTCTTGTCTATGGTGATCTAAACGATGATTCATCTATTCAAGCTGCATTCGCAGATGTACGCCCTGACTATGTTTTTCATCTAGCAGCACAGAGTTTTCCTAAGACAAGTTTTACTGCACCAATCGATACGCTGAACACCAACATTCAAGGCACCGTGCGTGTACTTGAAGCTGTTCGCACTCATTGTCCTTGGGCGCGAGTTCATGTCTGTGCATCATCAGAAGTGTTTGGTCGTGTACCAAGAGAAAAACTTCCTATCGATGAAGAGTGTTCGTTTCATCCTGCATCGCCTTATGCTATCTCAAAAGTAGGAACTGATCTTGTTGGTCGTTTCTATGCAGAAGCATATGACATGAATGTTATGACTACAAGAATGTTTACGCACACAGGTCCTCGCCGCGGTGATGTATTTGCAGAATCTACTTTTGCAAAACAGATTGCGATGATCGAAGCAAAATTACTTCCACCTGTCGTGAAGGTAGGCAATCTAAAGAGTCTTAGAACAATCGCAGATGTTCGTGATGCTGTTCGTGCATACTATATGTTAGTGACTGTGAATCCTATTCCAGGTTCTTACTACAACATCGGTGGTACTTACACTTGCGAGATTGGTGATGTACTGAATACACTTATCGCTATGTCAACGATGAAAGATGTAATCAAGATTGAAGTTGATCCTGATCGTCTTCGCCCTATCGATGCTGACTTGCAAGTTCCTAACACAAAGAAGTTTACAGATCATACGGGTTGGAAGCCTGAAATCAAGTATGAACAAACGATGTGGGATTTACTGAACTACTGGCGTGAAAGAGTAGCAGAGAACAAAGGAAAGTTTTTGACGCGATGATTATTATTAGAACGCCGTTTCGCATCTCTTTCTTCGGAGGCGGAACGGATTACCCCGATTGGTATCGTGAGAATGGCGGTAGTGTAATTTCAACATCAATCAACAAATACTCATTTCTTGTATTGAGAAAGTTACCTAAGATATTCGATTACAATTATCGAATTCGTTATTATGAAAGAGAAGAGAGGCAGACTGTCGATGAAATTCAAATCCCAGGAATCAGAGAAGCAATTAAGTATATGGAATACAATGATGGTTTGGATATCACGCATCACGGTGACTTACCAAACAGAACAGGCATTGGTTCTAGTTCCAGTTTTACTGTATCTCTTATCCACGGTCTCTCTGCGCTGAAGTGTCAGAATCTAACTAAGCGCGAGATTGCAGCAAAAGCAATTCATCTAGAACAAAACATTCTCAAAGAAGCAGTCGGATCACAAGATCAAGTAGCAGCAGCATTTGGTGGTTTGAATCGAATCGATTTTGGTGGTGATTCTAACTTCATGTGCAATCCATTACATATTCGAAAAGAAACACTCAAAGAACTAGAGTCTTGGATGCAGTTGTTCTTTACTAGCAAACTTCGCAATTCATATGACATTTCAGAAAAGAAAATACAGAATCTAAAGACTAGCAAAGTATCTCTGAAAGAAATGCAGAATCTAACGAATGAAGCAGAGAATGTTCTCTTTAGCGGTAATATGTTTGAGTTTGCAGCACTTCTGAATCATCAATGGCGCATGAAGAAGTCGATTGAAACAACGATAACTAACTATGAGATCGATGAGATATACGACAAAGGAATTGATGCTGGTGCTATTGGTGGTAAGCTATTGGGTGCTGGCGGTGGTGGTTTTATTCTTTTCTTGACACCACCAGAGTTGCAGAAGAATGTTGCTGAAGCATTACAGTTGAAACAAGTACCAGTTGATTTAGAATTTTTAGGTAGTCAAATGATTTATCACGATTATCAAGACCAAGAGGATTGAAAATGAGCAGAATATTTGTTGCAGGACACCGTGGTTTGGTTGGCTCTGCTATTGTTAAAAGATTGATTGATATGGGGCATGATCGTAAAGATATCATTACTCGTAGTCATGCATTGCTAGATTTGACGGATCAATTCGCTGTTAGACAATTTTTCGCAACACAAAAGATTGATGAAGTTTATCTTGCAGCAGCAAAGGTTGGTGGCATCGTAGGCAACAATACATTCCCAGCAGACTTCATTTACAAGAACATAATGATTCAAGCAAATGTCATTAATTCTGCATATGAAAATGGCGTTAAAAAATTGTTGATGCTAGGCTCGACTTGTGTTTATCCTAAGTTAGCACCACAGCCTATCAGAGAAGAATACTTGATGACTGGTCATTTAGAATCTACGAATGAACCATATGCAGTTGCGAAGATTGCAGGAATCAAGATGTGTGAGAGTTACAATCGCCAACACGGTACTGATTACAGAAGTGTTCTTCCTTGCAATCTGTTTGGTCCTGGTGATAACTATGACATTGAGAACGGTCACTTAGCAGCAGGTGTTATTCGCAGAATGCATGAAGCTAAAGTTGCTAATGCTCCTACTGTTACTATTTGGGGTACAGGCACACCTCGCCGTGAGTTTTTGTACTCTGAAGACATGGCAGACGGTTGTATCTTCGTGATGAATCTAGAAAAAGCAGTATATGATTCAAATGTTCAGCCTATGCAAAGTTACCTAAATCTTACCTCAGGTACTGATATGGAGATTGGTGAGTTTGTAAAAATAGTCAAAGAAGTTGTTGACTACAAAGGCGAGTTAGTGTATGATACGAATAGACCTGATGGTACGATGCGTAAAGTTACCGATAACAGTAAGATTCTTGCATTAGGTTGGAAGCCAACAACATCACTCAAAACAGGATTAGAGAAATCATATGAATGGTTTCTTCAAAAAAAAGCATGACAATCGTTCTAGTAACAGGTGGGTTCGATCCAATTCATAAAGGTCATATCGCATACTTCAATGATGCGAAAAAACTAGGTGATAAATTAATCGTAGGCATGAACAGCGATGCATGGCTATCTCGCAAGAAGGGTCGCCCTTTCATGCCAATCGATGAGCGTATCACTATCGTACAGAATCTGAAAATGGTAGATGAAGTCATTCTGTTCGATGATACTGATGGCTCTGCAATTGAAGCTATCAAAAATGTACGAAGATTGTTTCCTACTGATCTAATCATATTTGCTAACGGTGGCGACAGAGTTGAAGGAAATACCCTAGAACTATCATTCGAAGACAAGAACTTAAAATTTGTTTGGGGTGTGGGTGGCACTAAAAAAATGAATTCTTCTTCATGGATACTTAATAAATGGAAACTGTAAGAAAAGCACTAATCGTAGTACCGTGTGGTGGTAACCCCGACAAGTTTGATCCTCGCTACGATAAAGAAGCACACTGGCGTTCAAAGCATCCTGCTAGAACATATGAGATTCTGAATCTGATGTACAATGATTTTGAACCTGATCCTAATACCTATGACCATATCATTCGTGATGTTAAAGGTCACAAGTGGCAGATGATCGCTAAAGCATTTACTAGAATTCAAAAATTTGATTTTTCAAAGTATGACTATATCGGTTGTATCGATGATGACCAGATTACTGATGTTTGGAATCTGAACATGGGTCTAGAGTTAGCACGCCGATTTGATTTTCGTTTGTGGCAGTTATCTATGGCAGACGAATCAGATGTTTTCTATGAATGCTTGAAGCAGAAAAAAGATACAGTCTTTACTGAAACTAATTTCATCGAGTGTGGTGTGCCTGTGTTTCGTAACGATGTATTCAAAAAGATTCTGAAAGCACTAATCTATCCTGATTGGAAGTACGAACAAGCATGGGGCTTAGATAAAGCATATACTGATATCGCACAGAGTCATGCTCATGTCATTCATTGTGCATCGATCTATCATCCTAAGCGAGAAGCATACTACAATAATGATCGAAGTGCAGCGATGCAAGAGTTACATGATTTTATGACACATACATATCCAAAGATGTGTCGTGAAATATTCAACCGAGAAACATTGATGGTTGATGAACAACGAGTATACAATACTTATAAAATGGGTTGATATGATTTTAAATGATATAGCATATGGCAACACTTTCAAAGAAGCAAAACCTTTTAATCATCTGATTATTGATAACTTCTTTACCGAAGAACACGCTAATGCATTGAGTGATAACTTTCCTGGTTATGAAGATGATATCTGGAAAGGTTTCTACAACAACGAACTTGAAATCAAAAAGACTTGTCACTACTGGTCTTTGTTTCCTGAATTATACTACAAGACATTTCATGCGCTGTTAGAACCAAGTTTCGTTAAAAAACTTGAAGAGACTACAGGCATCAATAATTTAGAAGTCGATCACGGTTTGCATGGTGGTGGAATGCATACGCATCCAAAAGGTGGTAAGTTAAATGTACACCTTGACTATCATATTCATCCCAAACTTACTCATCTCAAACGCAATCTCAATCTGATTATCTACTTGAACAAAGGTTGGGAAGAATCTTGGGGTGGGCATCTTCAGTTATGGGATCACAACGAAGAAACGAATCAACCTAAATCTTGTGTATCAGTAGTTGAACCAAGATTCAATCGTGCTATTCTGTTCGATACAACACAGAATTCTTGGCACGGTTTACCTGATCCGTTTAACTGTCCTGATGGGCAGATGCGTAAGAGTCTTGCAGTTTACTATCTGTCACCTGCAAATACAGAAGTAGGAAGAAAACGCGCATACTTTGCACCATACAAAGAACAAGCGAATGATGAAAAAGTTTTAAAACTAATTAAACAACGTGCAGACAATGAACAAGCAAGTTCTGTCTATGTAACTAAGGAATCGAAATGAACGAATTTATTATTGACACTTCAACTGGTATGGCAAAGCCTGTGCGTAAACCAGGAAAAGAAATCATTGACTTGGGATCAGGACCTTGGCCTAAAGCAGATGCAACGATTCGAGTCGATGTAAACAAGTGGCCAGGCGTAGATGTAATGCACGATCTATCTCAAACACCATATCCTTTTGATAGTGAGATTGCAGAGAAGATTTATTTTGGTGATGTAATTGAACACTTATC